CAGATAAACAAGTTAGATATAATAAAAGACAAGATAGATTATATCTGGATATTGATTGGGGAGCACAATCTTTAGATACTTATCTTGTTCTTGATTGCTATAGGATTCTAGACCCAGATACTTATACCAATGTTTATAACGATAGTTTCTTAAAGAGATATTTAACAGCATTAATTAAGAGGCAGTGGGGTCAAAATCTAATTAAGTTTAGAGGTGTTAAATTACCTGGAGGAATTGAACTTAATGGTAGGGAAATTTATGAAGATGCTGAAAGAGAACTAGAAAATATCAAGCAAGTAATGGCTCTTGAGTACGAACTTCCACCTTACGACTTTATTGGATAATGGCACTAAATCCCTTCTTTCTTCAAGGATCTCCAAGTGAGCAGAGACTTGTACAAAATCTTATCAATGAACAACTAACCATTTATGGGGTTGAGATAACTTATATTCCAAGAAAATTTGTAAGAAAACAAACTATTATTGAAGAGATACAATCTTCAAAATTTGATGATAATTTTTTAATTGAGGCATATGTAAACACTTACGAAGGATATTCTGGTGCTGGAGATATCCTTACAAAATTTGGAATGAGTTTAAGAGACGAATTAACAATAACAATTTCAAAAGAAAGATTTGAAGATTTTATTGCTTCATTTTTGGCAGCACTTCCAGATGATGAAATTGAATTAACAACTAGACCTCGTGAAGGAGATTTAGTTTATTTCCCATTGGGTCAAAGGTTATTTGAAGTAAAATTTGTAGAACATGAACAACCATTTTATCAATTAGGAAGAAATTATGTTTATGAGTTAAAGTGTGAATTATTTGAATATGAGGATGAAGTTCTTGATACTACAATTGATGAAATAGATACTACAATCCAAGATACTGGATTTATTACGACTCTTAATTTAATTGGATTAGGTAGAACTGCTACAGCTAATGTCAACTTAAGCGTAAATACTGGATATATTAAAGAAATTTTCTTAAACAATGATGGTAGTGGTTATACTGGAACTCCAATTGTTTCAATATCCACAGCGCCATCAGGAGGAGTTAATGCTACTGCTGTTGCAATTACTACAAATAAAGCAGGAGTGTATTCTATAGGTCAAATCCTATTAACTAACGCAGGAACAGGTTATACTACACCTCCAAGTATTGCTATCACAGGTGGCAATGGAACTGGAGCAGCCGTAACATGCTCAATTGAAACAGAGGCAAGAGGTGTTATTAACTTTACCATGACCAATAACGGTATTGGTTATCCAACAATTCCATTGGTCACTATTTCTTCTCCAGGAATAGGTACAACCGCTAGAGCTGTTGCGGTTATTAATTCAGATACAGAAGTTTCATCTTTGAGATTAACAAATCCAGGAGTTGGATACACAGATACACCTATTGTTACAATAGCATCACCACCACTGATTACAGGATTAGGTACTTATAGATTTAATGAAGTTGTTAGAGGACTAACGTCTGGAACAGAAGGAAGGGTAAAATCTTGGGATTCTGACACTAAGGTTCTTAAAGTTTCTATTGTTGGTATTGGAACTACTGTTAGTGGATTTATGCCTGGCGAAATTATTGTTGGTACATCTTCAACAATATCTGCGGCATCAACATCTAATGGATACGCAATTTATACTGTCAAATCATATGATAATAGAGACATATATGATAAATATGAACAAAACGATGAAATTGAAGAAGAAGCAGATACCTTCTTAGATTTTTCACAATCCAATCCTTTTGGTATTTACTAATGTTAGGAACTTATTTTTATCACGAAATTTTAAGGAGAACTGTCGTTTCTTTTGGAACGCTGTTTAATGATATTCATATTCGTCATAGGAATTCTGACAATGGAGAAATTAGTGATATAAGAGTTCCTCTCGCATATGGTCCAGTTCAAAAGTTTTTAGCAAGAATTGAGCAACAACCTAATTTAAACAAAGCAACTCAAATTACATTACCTAGAATGTCATTTGAGATGAATTCAATCCAATATGACTCAACAAGAAAGGCTGGCGTAACTCAAACTTTTAAAGCATCTGATGGCACTAACTTAAAAAAAGTTTTTATGCCAGTTCCTTATAATATTGGATTTGAGTTAAACATTCTTTGTAAATTGAATGACGATGCTCTTCAAATTGTAGAGCAGATTTTACCATTTTTTCAACCAGCATTTAATTTAACTGTTGACCTTGTTGATTCAATTGGAGAAAAAAGAGATATTAGTGTGGTTTTAGATAGCATATCATTTCAAGATGATTATGAGGGAGATTTTTCAACAAGAAGAGCACTAATTTATACATTACAATTTACAGCAAAAACTTATATGTTTGGTCCAATCGCAGATACAACCGATGGACTCATCCGTAAGGTTCAGGTTGATTACTATGCTAGCACAAACAGAGAAACTGCTAAGAGAGAATTGAGATACACTGCGACACCAAAGGCACTTAAAGATTATAATGATGACAATGTAGCAGTTTTAAGAGAACCACTTACTAAGACAGAAACAAGAATATCAGTTAATACTTCTTTTGGTTTAGCAGTAAATAATAGAATTATTATTAATAGTGAAATTATGAAAGTGACAGAAATAGTTGATGGTACAACGATCATAGTCAAAAGAGGTTATGATGGAAGTACTGTTAATACACATTTGGAAAATACTTCTATTGATGTTCTAACTGAGGCGGATAATAACCTAATTGATATTGATGATGATTTTGGATTTAATGAAAATCTATACTCATTCACTGATTCAAGAGATTACAGTCCATCTAGAAGTATAGATATTTAATAGTCTGGTAAAATTATGACAAATAAGTTTGATAAAATTGATGAAGCACTTAATGTTGAGAGTAGCATAGTCAACGTTAAGTCAGAACCCGAATCTGCTTTAGATGTTGTAAATGAAAGAAATAATGATATAAAAAAAGACTATGAATATACTAGAGCAAATCTTTATTCATTGATTGAAAAGGGACAAGAAGCAATCAATGGAATTATGGAACTTGCCGGAGAGGGTGGAAGTCCAAGAGCATATGAAGTTGCTGGTCAATTGATCAAAAGTGTTGCGGATACAACTGATAAATTAATTGATCTACAAAAGAAACTTAAAGATGTTGAAGATGATACAGTAAAGACTACCAATAATGTCACTAATAATGCCTTGTTTGTTGGATCTACCGCAGAACTTTCAAAACTACTTAAACAAGGTTTTCTAAATAGTAATGAGTAATTATATAATTCAATGAGTTGGTCTAACGAATACAAAAGATCAATCAATTGTGATAGTCCGAAAGGATTTTCGCAAAAAGCTCATTGTGCTGCTCGTAAAAAAAGATCAAGAGGTGAGAAAACTCAATCTAAATCTCCATTTAATGAAATGAATCAGTTAAAACCTCATAAGACAGTTGAAGAAATTGCAAAGAAACATCGTCTTGAAGTTTCTTTTATTCAGAAGCAACTGGATATGGGAGAACCAATTGAACATGAGCATACTAAAGATCATGAACTAGCAAAAGACATTGCTCTTCAACATCTTGATGAAATTCCTGATTATTATACTCGTTTGAAAAAAATGGAAGCATCCGCTAAAAAAGAACATAAAAAGTTCAAGGATGTAAAAGAAGAAACTAAATCAGGAGATGAAGGGCTTCATGATTGGTTTGGTAAATCAAAGTCTTCTGATGGTACAAAAGGGTGGGTTCAACTTGGGGGTAAATACGCAGGTAAACCTTGTGCTCGTCAACCAGGTCAAACTTCTACACCAAAATGTGGAAGTTCTAAAATGAAAAAAGCACTTTCAAAAGACGAAGAAGAGACAGCAAGAAGAAGAAAAAATCGTTTAGATCCGAATCAACCAGAAAAAACTGGTGGAGCAAAACCAACAAACGTAAGAACTGAAGAAATGGATTTACAAGAAGTTAAAGATAAACCAGGCAAAGGTAGTGGTAAAAAAGATGCCTGTTATCATAAAGTAAAATCAAGATATAGCGTTTGGCCAAGTGCGTATGCTTCTGGAGCACTTGTCAAGTGCCGTAAAGTTGGTGCTGACAACTGGGGTACAAAATCTGAAGCAATGGAGATGGTCAGATATTGTCCAAAATGTCAAAAAGATGAAACTAGAGATCAGTGTAAATATGGACCAAAGTATTGGGATTTGTTTTCAAAACCATCAGCATTGACTTCAAACCAAATGAAATATGACCCAAATAGACCACATCCTGCTAATGAAGAAAAAGATCACGAGTATTCAATGGCTCGTTCTGAACTTTCTACAATTATTTCAGCAGCAAAAAGACTGAAGAAAAAAATGGGTAAAGGTGAAGGTAATCTTGAAGCTTGGGTTCAATCAAAGATTACCAAAGCAGCAGATTACATTGATACCGCTGCTGATTATTTGGATAGTGGACAGGGCAAAGTTGATGAAAATATAACAATTGAAGATGCTGATGGAAATACGTTTGCTGAAGTGATTGACATCGTTAAACCAAATAAATTAAAATCAACCGTTGATGAAGCATGTTGGGATGGTTATAGGCAAGTTGGAATGAAAAAGAAAGGTAGAAAATTGGTTCCAAATTGTGTTAAAGAGTCTTACTCAGATTGGAGAAAGGAACTTGAAGAAGATTGGCAAAAAGTCAATCGTCAGGACAAAACTGACGGATTGAGTCAAGCGGCAGTAGATGCTTATCGTCGTGAAAATCCAGGTTCAAAACTTCAGACTGCAGTAACTGAAAAAAATCCAAAGGGAAAAAGAGCAAAACGCCGTGCTTCATTCTGTCGTCGTATGTCCGGAATGAAATCAAAACTGACTTCTGCAAAAACTGCAAGAGATCCAGATTCAAGAATCAACAAAGCACTTCGTCGTTGGAACTGTAACTAAAATGAAATCCTTTCAACAGTTTATTTCCGAAAGCAGCAAGTCAAGTTGATATTTTGAAAGAAGCATTATTTAAGTTTCAATTAGAAAGAAATGGATTAACTGAAAGTCCTTATGAACTTACACTTGTATGTGCTTCTGATGGTGATAGTGATACTGTCGTTGCCTCCATGGACTGGGAAGAAATCAGTAGGTAATTTATTATGAGTGATAATGTATACCTTGGCAACCCCAATCTAAAAAAAGCCAATACACAAATTCAATTCACTGAAGAACAAATTATTGAGTTCTTGAAGTGTAAAGAAGATCCTGTTTATTTTGCAAGAAACTATATCAAAATTGTTTCTCTGGATCATGGTCTTGTTCCTTTTGAGATGTATCCATTCCAAGAGAAGTTAATTGATAATTTCCATAAGAACAGATTTAATATCTGCAAAATGCCCCGTCAGACGGGTAAGTCCACAACAGTTGTTTCATATTTGTTACATTATGCTGTGTTTAA